ACCTCCAGAGATATTGGGATAGATCTATTAAAACAATTAGAGCTGGTGTTAATATAAAAATATAATAAATGAAATTTTTTAATTATTCAGAGTTTGACAGTCCTGATGAGTTAGGCTCAGGAAAAAATATGTCACCAAAAATATTAGAGATGTTAGATTTAGCAAGAGAAAAATACGATAAACCTATAAAAATAACAAGTGGTTATAGAACAAAAACTTACAATGAAGGGCTAAAAAAGAGAGGATACAAAGCTTCTCCTAATAGTTCTCATTTAAAAGGACTTGCAGTAGATATAGGATATTATGGAAGCAGAGAACGATACTTAATACTAAATGCACTTATGCAAGTAGGTATTAATAGAATTGGTATAGCTAAGACTTTTATACATTGTGATGTTGATAAGAACAAAGATGAAGAAGTAATTTGGCTATACTGAGAAACTAAATTTGAATATTAACCAATTATATATAATTATGAAACAGTACATTTTAATGAAACTTTTAAAATCTAAAAAAGTATGGTTAGGTATATCATCTATCGTAATACCTTTAATAGCTGGAGCTATTGGAGCTGATGAAGATGCCGTAGCAAAAATATGGTATTCTTGCCTAGCTATGTTATTAGGACAATCTGCTGCTGATTTTGGAAAAGAATCAAAGTAATAGATTTAGATTAAAGCCGCACGAAATAGTGGCACTTAAAAAAATGAGGGAATCCGAGACTAGAAATGTTCTAGTCATCGGAGACCTTCACGAACCCTTTTGTTTAGATTCATACCTTGAATTTTGCATAGAACAATACTATCATTATAATTGCACAGAAGTAGTCTTTATAGGCGATATAATCGACAATCACTACTCCAGCTATCACGAATCATCTGCTGATGGTTTAGGTGGCTTAGATGAGCTAGAATTGGCTATTAAGCGTATAGCTAGATGGCGTAATGCTTTTCCTATGGCTACTGTAATAATCGGAAATCACGACAGAATAATAATGCGTAAGGCTCAAACTTCTAGTATTCCTAGCAAATGGATCAAGTCTTATAAAGAAGTATTAGAAGTTCCTGATTGGAACTTTGTAGAAAGGTACGAGCAAGACAATGTTCAATACATTCACGGTGAAGGAGGAACTGCCAGGAGTAAGTGCCGTGCTGATATGATGAATACAGTTCAAGGACATTTACATACGCAAGCATACTGCGAACATTATGTTGGTAAGCGTTTCAGAGTATTTGGAATGCAAGTTGGTTGCGGTATAAATCACAAAAGTTACGCAATGGCGTATGCAAAATACGGTAAAAGACCTGCCGTGGGAGTAGGAATTGTAGCAAATAATGGCAAAACTCCCATAAATATCTTGATGCCTTTATAATGAAATTTCAAAACTTTCTTGCTGTTTTGCTTATAAATACAGCATTAATATGCTCTATGCTATACATTATTTCTCTTGTTTTAGTGTCTTTTAGAGAAATTTTCAATTATTTTTTATAGAAATTTACTAGATATAAACTAACTTTTTGTTAAAAAAAAGGTTAAAAAGTTTGTGAGTAATTAAAAAAGTTTGTAATATTGCATCATATTAATCAATACAGAAAAAGAAATGAAATCAAATTTTAAAATGCTAGAAGCAACAACTAAGCAAGAAGCAATTATATCTATATGTGATGTAATGGCAGAAAACCCTATGTGGCTAAACAAATGCACATCAGATGTATTTGCACTTATTTACAATTTACATACAACTAGGAAAAAGACTCATTGGTTGAATCAATTAACATTTAGTCAAGTAAGAGATTTGTTTATTGAAATTAAAACTGAATACTATAACTTTAAAGATAAGACAGAATGGAACTTTTAAGCGAATACTGGGTACTAAAAGGGTGCTATGATGCTGTATCAGTTTATGACTACAATACAGATACTAATTGTGTTGACTATAAAAGATCAGGTAGTTGTGTAGTAGTTGTAGGAACTAAAGAACAGATTAGAGATAAATTTAGATATATGTTAAGAAACCACGGTTGGCAATGTAGAGATAGTTTTACTATTGATACAAAAAAAGAGTGGATAGATCTATATAATAAGAAAAAAGAATGTTTAATTTTAAATGCAAGATAATGGAAAAAGAAACTGAAATAATAAAAAGAATGAATAATATAAATACATTTCAAGCACACGAAAATGAAATGTGCCTTAGAGGAACAGATGAATATGGCAAGGGCTTTACAGTATGGTTTGACAGTTATGATTTTTTAGACTGGATAGACAAAGAACAACTAGAATATATCAAAGAAAAATTAATTAAACATATTGAAGTAAAATAATTTTTATATTTTTAACAAAATTTTAAACATAAACAGAAATGAAAAGAGAACTATTAAAACAAAAGTACGAGAAGTATGCATTAACTGCTGATGATGTTTTTAAGCACCAGCACTACATTATTATAACAAGAAGTGGTATAGAAAAAATACAAGCATTAGAGAACATACATATAAATTATAATGTTATAAAATGCGAACCGAACTTTGCTTCAGTCAAAGCAACAGCAATAAAAGATACAAATACAATACAAACTTTTGGATCAGCTTTAAAAGGTAACAGCTTTAAAGATGGAAATACTAATACTTGGTATGTGTTAGAAATGGCTGAAAAAAGAGCTATGTCAAGAGCTGTATTAAAGCTTACTGGCTTTTATGAATTAGGAGTATTTGGCGAAGATGAAGCAGAAGATTTTAAAAAGAGTAATAACTAAATAAATAAATAAAATGAGCTTAACAATTAACGGAACAATTAAAAAGATTTTAGAACTAGAACAAGGAACTAGTAAATCAGGAAAAGAATGGCAAAAGCAGAATGTAATAATAGAACAGAATGTTGATAGAGACTGGAACAAAGATGTTGTAATAAGTGCTTTTGGCGTAGATAAAATTAATCAATTAAATAAATTCAGCGAAGGAGATACAATAGATATAATGTGTAATGTATATTCAAGAGAATACAATGGTAGATATTACACTAGTTTAGATGGATATTGGTTTGCAAATAAAAACGCTGAAGTAAATAAAAACATACAAGAAGATGAAAACGACCTCCCTTTCTAACATACAGCAAGAAGAAGATTTTAAGACATTATGTCAAATGACTACAAACTTACTAGAATTATCTGAAGGAGAACTTGCATCTAGATCTAGAAAAAAACATTTGCAGTTGCCAAGAATGGTTGTAAGTGTTGTTGCTAATATGATAGATGAAACGCACTATAATATTATAGCAAAAGGCATTAATAGAGATAGAACGTGTATCAATTACTATGTTAATATGCATCAGTCAAATTATAGAACTTATCCTGAATATAGAGATTTGTTTAATAATATATATGATAAATACAGTAACATAAAAGAATCTAAAAAAACATTTGATGATAAGTATCGCTTAAAGCATCATTTGATCAGTAACAATATCAAAGATAGCGAAAAAAAACAGGTTAAAATACAAGTTAAATCAGGTAAAATATCTGTAAATGTAAATGTTTCTTACCAAGATTTTTCTAAAACGCTTGAATTAATTAGTTTTGCAATGCAAGATTGTAACTATAAACTATTAATTAAATGAAAATAAAACCTAATTACTATGCTATTATTCCTGCTAATGTAAGATATAGCAAGGATCTTACACCTAATGCAAAACTTTTATATGCAGAAATAACAGCACTATGTAATATGAATGGTAAGTGTACAGCATCTACTCAATACTTTTGTAATTTATATGAAGTAAGTAGAACTTCAATTCAAAAATGGTTAAAGATTTTAGAGGATAATGATCATATAAAGCGTGTTAATATATATAGACCAGGTAGTAAAGAAATAGAAACAAGGGTGATAACATTAGTTAACAACCCCTGTAAAGAAAAGTTAACAGATAATAATAATATAAATATACATAATACTAATCTTACAGATAGTAATAAAAAAGAGCGTTTTAAAAAACCAACTTTAATTGAAATTGATTTATATTGTACTGATAGAAAAAATAATATAGATCATATTGCGTTTTATGATTTTTATGAAAGTAAAAATTGGTTTGTTGGAAAAAGTAAAATGAAATGTTGGAAGGCTGCAATTAGAACTTGGGAACGTAGAGAAAGTAAAAAACATACTATGAGTAAGATTGATGCACAACTAAGTGAATATATTAAAGGCAAAGAATTATTATGAAATTATTAAAAGATGAAAATATAAAAGATTTAGTAGAAAAAGTTTATGACTTAATAGCAAAAACTTCTATTGAAATTGGTCACAAAACAGATGGAAAAACAATGGCTAGTCTAGCTAAGATCTTTGCAAATGATTTAATTTCAGAAACAAGATTTGCAAAAATGTCGTTTAATCAAGTTCAAGATGCATTTAGATTAGGAGTAAGATTTGGAAAAGATGAGCCATTTTTAAATATAAGAACTTTTTACAAGTGGGTATATGCTCACAAAAAAGTAATAGATGAAGCTTATTATAATGTACATACGTTAAAGCAAAAAAATGTACCTTATTATCAAGAGCCTATAAAACTTTTAAAATGATAGAGTTTTTAAAACATATAACAGGAGTATGTGGAGAGCCGCATCCTAGCTTAATAACATTATTGTTAGGAACTCCTTTAGCTGGATATATAATGTATAAAATGATAGGATGGATATTAGTAACAGCAGTTGTAATGTGGATAATAAGACAATTAAAACATTAACTAAACTATATGAGTAAGGTTAAATTCAATTTTAATAACTGAGCGGTTATATTTGTGTGCGAATAAGTCCTTATTCATATAGTTTTTAAAAATTAAAAAATGAAAACAAAAGATGAAATTAAAAGATTATTAAACAAAAGCCCACATCTAAGAGATAGTGATTCAAAGCTAATTGCAACTTATTGGTATAATGAAATAAAAGCAAAAAATTTAGATCTTAAAGAAATGACAGGTTTTGAATTTGTAAAGATGTTTGCAGAAAGTAAATTAACTAATCCTGAAACTATTAGAAGAATGCGTGCTAAAATACAAGAAGAAAGTCCTGAATATAGAGGACAAGTATATAAGTTTAGGAATCATAAAAAACAACAAGAGTGGCGTAAAAAATTAGGCTATGAAAATCATATGTCTTGTCAGGTGCCAAAAAGAGGTTATGACGAATACTAAGAAGTCTATTAGCAAGCTAAAAAAAGAACTAGATAAATGGTTTAGCCTTTACATAAGGCTTCGTTCTAGCAATGAATATGGAATAACGCAATGCTATACTTGCAGTAAAGCTGCTCATTATAAAACAGGTGGTATGCAATGTGGACATTTTCAAAGTCGATCACATTTAGCAACAAGGTTTGATGAAGTAAATTGTCAGGTTCAATGCGTAGGTTGTAATATGTTTAAGCAAGGTGAACAGTATAAGTTTGCATTAGCTTTAGACGCTAACTATGGTGAAGGAACAGCTGACGAATTAATGTATTTAGCTAAGACTACATTAAAAATGTCAAGAGTAGATTATGAAGAAAAGATAAGTTATTACAAAAAGATTGTTAATAAATTAAAAAAAGAAAAAGGATTAGAGTAACTTTTTTTTTAACTTTGGCGTATGATAGTTCCAATATTTGCAAATGAAGAACACAAACAAGCTGTTGAAACTTATCTTTCTATGTGTGAAGATTTTGTAGAAGATATTAGCACAAAAACAAAATACAATTCATATCAAGATGTATTACAAATAATACTAGAATATCATAACAATTATGGTAGTGGTACAAGAGAAGAAAATTATTGGAACTGGCTTATGATAATTCCTATAAATGTAAGTGTTATGACTAATGGTTTTTTTGCAGGTATAGAAACAAAAAAAAATGCAGCAAAGATTAGATCATATAAAGTTGTACTAGCAGAAATGTTAGAACAGTTAGTCAATAAGATTGAAAAGTTAGAACCAATAAATGACTGAGATATATTATGAAATATCAAAGTTATCTGATGATTTTAGAAAAATGTGTTATGGACTAACTAATGATAAAAATGAAGTAGATGAGTTAGTGCAAGAATTAATGATGTATTTTTTACAAATGAAT